TGCAACATTGCACAGGGATACAATAACAGTTCATGTTATAGATAACAACTATTGTTATTTAATTAATACGATCCAGAGCGAATCATGTTAGTGACTTCGATAGCGCGCTGACCCACTTGGGTAGCCCACCGAGAGTCTAAAAACTCATCAGCCGCCTTCTCGTAATCGCCTTCTGCCATTGCGGCCATAGCGTTACGAAACCCAAGCAACCGGGTTAGACCAAGGTTAAAACAAAGATTAATTAAAGCATCCTGGCGCACCTCATCAAGGTCTACGAACCAAGATAGTGCGACCAGCTCTTGCTTGCACCGTTTTATATCATTAGCGAGCAGGTAATCGATTTCATCGTCTGATAAACCTAAGCCGCCATCTTGATCTATGTTGCGACCGACGCCGACAGTAATGTAATCAGCGCTGCACTTATAAGCGTGCGTCCTGACGCCTTCATGCCGCTTCAACTGCTCGATTAATTTGCTCATTTGTTTTTAGACTGACTGGCACCGAAGTAGAAAGAGATTACCGAAGACACAATCCCCCCCAAATATCCCAACACCAAGTTAACGATCCCATCGTCATTTGCTTCTGGAGGCTGAATAGTAACAAGCAAAACATAGCCACCGAAAAGCAAAATCGAAATGAGCGCAATAGTGCGAGCTGTCCAATCTTCTCTGAAAGACTCTCTAGCATGTTGAGCATCCTTTGTTTCTAATGCAAATACATCAACTTCAAGTTCTTTCATCCTGACTTCAAAGTCAAGTTCAGCTTTTTTAATTTCAGCTAACTGTTCTGGAGTGGCCTGCTGGAGAGCCTTTTCAATCTTCTGAGGCGTAGGATCACAGCCTAGCACGTTAGCCAGCATGCCTGCGGCTGCACCACCTACAGGGCCGCCAAGCGCCGCGCCAATGGTGGGAGCCAAGTCGCCGACTAAACCTTTGATTGCATCGAACTTCATCGCATAAATTCCAAGATGGTTAACAGAACGGAAATAACAGCAATAACGATGGTGCCGCCCCACATCATAAGCTTCTCAATGCGCTCGAAGCCATGAGCTGTTTTGCTTTCTAGTTTGTCAAAGCGTTCGTGGTGCTTGTTAATTGTGTCTTGTATGTTCTGGTATCTCACGAGACACTCTTTCTCATGCGCCTCCAATCGTATGATTGCTTCCCGGCCTACGTTTTCCATGTCGTCATCCACTGCTAAATGGAAGAGAATCTAGCGCCTGCCAAAGATTCTCGATTTCCGTGTCCACGCGCTGTAACACGCGCTCACTCTTTTCCAATGACTGCACACGGGATTCTACCGTTAGCACAGCCTCCGCATTCGATTTTTCTACGGCGGAAATCCGGTCCCGCAGATCCAATAACTCTTTCTGTGCTTGCATTATAGCTTCTAAATTAGCGCCAAGCTCGGCTAATTTTCCTTGCAAAGAGGCAATGTCGTTATCAACCAGTTGCTGCTCCATGTTCGATATTGTTACCTCATACTTCTGTAAGGCCGTAGATTGCCCCTCAGAAAGCATTTCAAACTTTCCTTCTATTACCTTTGCCCTTTCCTCAGCGTTTCTTACAGCGTCTTCCTGAGCGTCTAAACGCGAGAAAAATTCACTGGCGGCCCAGATTCCTGATCCAATAGTGCCGGCAAACGAAAACAAAATTGCTATGTACACCCCTTTAATAGAGGTTCCGCCTACATTTAGCTCTAGGTCATCAAGGGCCATAGACGCCTAACTCCTCTAAGCACGCTTCTCTGTCTGCGGCAAACCAACATCCGCCTTCAGGGCTTGTATAGTAGAAAACAGACTCTGCGCCCACTGACATAATTTCAGTGTCTTGCATGAAATAAGGGTTCACATCCAGCATTACTGTCATGTTGTAGTCGATAAAATCAACACTGACGATGCCTGTCATGTTGTCAAAAAATGCGTCACCGGCCTCTGAGTAACTTGCAGTGTATTGTGCGGCGGCGTCGTTTGCTTCTGCTATCAACGTCTCGTCATTCGCTACTGCAAAAAAACTAGCAGCCTGTTGTGCGATTTCAACGACATCATCCATCGATTGGTTATACGCAGTAACTTCCTCATCTGTTAAAACTACAGCATCTTGATTGTCGTTTATGTAGTTTTGCACTTCCAAGGCTCCTGAGTCATCGGGGCTATCTTGTAAGCTTTCAGCAAGGTCAGACAGCGTAGCAACTTCTATTAATGCAGTAGCCGCGTCTACATAACTATCAATTGCAGCGTCTAACAGGCTCATTTGATCGGCAGCTTGCTGGTCAAAAAATTCTTGTGCGCCCATGTTAGTAAACGAGCCAGCTTGCATAGCTTGAATGGCGGCGTTGTAAGCTAGTTGTTTTTCAGCAGTAATGTAGGCGTCTTTGTTTGCAAGGATATCGTTGCCAGGTATGCCGCCGTTTTGCGCTACATTTAACATACCGCCTACAGCGATAATGCCGTTTGAAAACTGCTGGCGTAAATCTCTACTGGCGGTAACGAGGCTGTCTAATTCATTTGCTCTCAGCGGTGCGGAAACGATCAGACAAACTGCCAGTATCCACTTCTTCGACATCCTCTTCCCCTACGCCTAAAATACGGTCATACCACTCTTTATCGTCTGCGTACCCCGGTATATACAATTCTGGTGCTTGTTTCAGTTTGAGGTAGCTCCGACGTCCCACTACTATTTTACCACGATCCACTAATGGGCATGGACTTCCACTTACTAATAAAGCTTTGTAAACATCACTGTCTTGGCACATTAGACTTACGGCAGCTATTTTTAATCCAAGTTGCGATAAGACCAAGGCGTTTGCTCGCTTGTTACACAACGGGTCTTGCTCATATGAGCCGCGCGATATACCAAAAGTAAATCCCTGCACGCCGTTTGATGTGCTTTTCAAACACGACTGCACCCCTGAGCTTATTAGGCTAGGGGCTATGGCGGTGCTAGTTGGCATCGATTTAGGAGCGTTGCCGTTATAGGTAGTTGTAGAGTTATTGTTGTTGGAGTTCTGCTGCGAAAGATCGCCCTCTAAATAATTATCGGGCGTCTCTGGATTGTTGTCTGGTGCTTCTGGGTTAGTGCGTATTTCTTGCGCGCCGACAGGCAATGCTAAAAGCAAGAGCAGAACACAGACTCGCATTAAATTTTTCCTTCAACTATCCGCAATTTTTTAAAGTCTGGATCATTGAGCTTACGCATAATTAGCTTGCTTCGAGCATCACGATCATCCCAAGCCACGTTTTCTTCCTTCATCCATTGCGCCAGTAGGTGCATAGGAATAGAGCCGACACACCATGACTCTGGGAGCTTACCGGCACCCATAGAGCGAAGCATTTGTGTGCGCTCTAAGTAGGGCGTGTTGTCGAACTCTTTTTCGACAGTAAAAGTGCCGTCGTGATTGTTATGAAACTTTTCTTTAGTCTTCACTGTTTTCTGCCTTTTTCTTCCGCGTTGCTCGCTTTCGTTTTACTGCAACAAGTTCCAAATTTGTTCCATGTGGAACAGCTTGCTCTTCAGTAATGTCTACCATGTCGCCACGGACATGCTTCTTGCCGTTTATAAACAGCGTGCTGATAGTTACTTTATACATATTTTAGCTCCAAAAAAGAGGGGGCCGAAGCCCCCTAAGCCACAATCAGACTTATGAAGTTGTGCAGTCTGCGATGATGCCTGAAGCCTTCTCATTCTTACAAATAAGAGTTAGCTCAGTAGTCACCTGGCGAGTAGTTGAGTCACCAGTCTTCGCAAGCGCGATGTTCTTGGTTGGACGAAGAACACCAACGGCCCACATGTCGTCTTGCATAATGAAGACGTCACGCGAACGGTTCTCACGCGAAGGAATGAACTCTACTGTACCCCACAATCGTTATACTTAGGCTCTTTATCCTAAGCTCTCCGGCTTTCGCTGGAGTATCGGACTATATCTTCATCCCGTAGGATGTCGCGCACTCGTGGGCCTTTACTGTCCCAGTGGGACTCCATGACCTAGTCTCTGAACCTTGAACGCATTGCTGCGAACCTTGGCTGCTGATTGGCTTATCTTTCGACTTAGCTTTCCAGCAATTCACGCGATTATCTCTCGCAACTTACGCTGCGGAGGCCCAAAGGTGTTTAGGCGTTACATACACATCCATGTGCTTGATTACACGCTCGTCTTCTGCCTTAACAGTTGAACGCTGGTTGTTGTTCCCGGCAAAGCCAAGAGCTACGTTCATCTGGAAAGCTGACAAGTAAACAGAGTCAGGGTTTCCACCTTGCTCCCAGATTGACTGCATTACGCTGTCAAAACGAGTCTGTGAGAATGCAAGCAAAGTTGTAGTCTCATCAGTACGTGCGTCAGTTCCATCACCAGTAGGATCAGCACCTTCGTTAGCACCGAAGCTAGTGTTAGTGATCATCCACGCTGGCGCACCAGCAAGCTCACGAGCTGTAGTTGAGTTACCAGCTACACGCGCGTTGTTGTCGAAAAGCGCCTTCTCAATGTCAAGCTTCTGCTCTTTAGCAGTCTTAAGCATCTGGTAAGCGATTTCCGCTGCACGACCTGCCTTCTTCAGACCTTCGTCTGTGTCAGGAATGTTTACTGCGTTCTTAAAGATTTGAGTGTAGTTACCCAAACGTGAAGTCGCAGTACGCGCAGTCGCAGTAGTTGCATCGCCTTCAATGTGAGCGTTAGCTGCTGAAGAACGAAGTGCATCTGTCTGCCACTCGTGCAGTGTGTTGGCTGCTTTTACTTTCGCGCAAGCAGAGTAAAAGGGAGTCTCTTCTGGAGACACGTCATAGATGACGTCTTCCAAGTCTTCCCGGATACCGACAGCATCATAGCTGTCAAAAGAGTTAGTTGGCTGTGCCATGATAATTTCCTCTATTCAAGAATTAAGCTCATAGCATCTTGGATGCTTCCTGAGCGTTTAAGTTTAGATCGAGCCTGCCTACTATCATTGCGATTGGATGCTGTCTTTTTAGATCCAGCTTTAACAACCTTACCCCGTGGGGCTTTGGTGGCCTTTTCGACCGCCTTGTCTTTGCCACGCATAATCTCTTGATACTTGATGGCGTCGTTCAATACACGTATTGCCCGGTGATCCATCACCGCGGAGATTTCTTCTGGCTGATAGCCATATATC